CTTCCTGCGCCTTGTTCAGCCTGTCCAGCCATTGCACGCCCTCGGGTATGCCGGCGGCAAGGTACGTTTTCCCCGCGAACCGCAGAAACTCGGGGTCTTGCAGAATGTTCGGGTTGCGGTACAGCGCCCGCCCGACACGATCCTCGGCCGGCACGGCTGGCGCATCCACCAGCGCCTCGCCCGACTGCGGCATGCCCTGCACCGGCAGCACGCCGGGCGCCGGGGCGGCGGCAGTCGGGTCGGGTCCGTGCCGTTGCTCAAGGTAGTCGGCCAGCGCCGTGGTGGCACCACGCGCGCGCGCCTCGCGCTCGGCCGCAGCGCCTGCCGCGCGGATCTGTGCATCGGTGCGAGTCTGATCGCGCGCGTCCGCGTTTTCCGCCAGCTTGAGGCGGGCCCTCTCCAGCTCGCCCTGGTCGGCCATGCGGTTGCGCTGAAGCTGGCGATCGAGCCCCGTGCCGAATCCCTGTACGAACGATGCGAGCTTCATGCGGCCTCCAGGGCTTCGACCTTCTTCGCCAGCGCCTTCACTGCTGCGAGGTTGATCCCCATCATCGAGATCACGTCGATCGCCTTGCCGCCCGGCGCCGCGACATCTCCGAACTGCTTGTTCACATCCTCGGCATAGGGTCCGACGTGCGTGCCGCCATCGCCCGCGCCGTCCTTGTACTTCCACTGCTCGACCGGGATCTCGTCCAGCTTCTTGAGCACACCGGCGTCCGCGATGGACTTGCGGTCGGTCTTGATCTTCTTGGATGACCCGAACATCGGAAGGGCAGCGATGGCCTTGCTGCCGGCCGCCGACCCCGCGAAGCTGCCGGCGATCTGACCCAGGCCGCCGAAGAGCCCGCCGCTCGCCGCCTGATCGGCCTCGTAGCCTTTCATCTGCGCGCCGTACTGGCCCAGGAACAGGTTGCCGGCGGAGCTGTTCGCGCCCACGGCGCCGTTCATCCAGCCCGCCGAAGGCGACACCGCCGCCGCACGCGAGGCCGTGCCTGCGCCGGCCGTGCCGACTGCCGAGTTACCGCCCGACAGCGCCAGCGAATCCGATGCGATACCCGTCTGCGTCATGCCGCGCCCGAACTGCGCCACACCGGAGCGCATGGCAATGCCGCGAGTCTTCTCCGCCTCGCGTGCTGTGTTCGACGCGCCGGCCACCGCCGCCGCCTGCTGGACGTTGTTCGCGCGGTCGATCTCCCCGAAGCGGGCGCTGGCCGGGTTGACCCCGTAGGCCATGGCCGTGCGCCGGGCGTTCTCGCCGGCCACGCCGAACTGCTGCGCGACCGCACCGGCAGCTCGACCCGCAGCCGCCTCCTGTTCCGCTGCCGATCCCGCCGCGCTGGCGTCCTCGACCATCCGCTTTTCAACCGGGCGGAATAGGGACTCGTAGTCATCCCACTGGGCGTCCGCGCGCTCTTCGCCCTTCTCCGCCACCCGGACCTGCTGATCGAGCAGCTTCGTGTAGTACGGCTGCAGCTCGTCGTACCGGCGCCGGCCCTCGGCCAGCTCTTCGCGCGAGACCGCCGCCATTTCGCGCGCAAGCTCCGCGTTCATGACTGCCGCTTGCCCGATCGCGGGATCCGGCGCCGGGGCCTTGGGGCTGCTGAAAAGCCCGCTCATCGGTCACCCCCGACCACGTAGACCTCGGCCACCCGCTTCCCGCCCAGGCGCCGGTACAGCGCGCCGATGTCGTGCGCGACCTTGGAGGTCAGCACCACCGGCCGCACGCCCATGGCCGCCAGCCGGGAGAGCACGTAGCGCAGGAAGGCCACCGCTCGCGAGCCCTTGCGCGCGCTCGGGTGCAGGTACAGCCCGTCCTCCGTGCCCTGGGGCCTGGAGGTGTGCCGACTGCGGTAGATGTCCATCATGACGTAGCCCACCATCTTCCCGTTTTCCCGGCAGGTGAATAGAGCGAACTGACCTTGCCTCTCGGCGGCGACGTATTGATCGTAGTCCACCTCCATGCCCACAACCCAACGGTATTCCTCGGTTTCGGCCCAGTGCTCGGCGTGCAGCGGGCGGATCTCGTCGATCACGTCGGCCATACGTTCCACATGAAACGTCACCCCGCCATGCGTTCCCGCCGGGTGATCCTCCGAGTTGATCGCCCTCGGGGACGCGGGAGGGGCGGCTGCGGCGCAGATCCGCGCGGCAAGCTCCGGGGTCAGCGGGGCGCCGATGCTCTCGCGCAGGAGCGCCAGCAGGGCGGGATCGACGGTCTTCATTCGTCCAGCCGCTCGATGAGCGCCCGCAGCGCCCGGTTCACGTCGTTCGTGTAGGTGAGCAGCGCCTCGCACTCGGCCTTCGTCGGGCTGGCGGAGAAGGTCAGCGGACGGAATGCCGGCGGCTCGATGCGGTTCTCGCGCCGGCCGCACATGATCTGCAGCCAAGTGCGGATGGCTTCCGGGAATCCCCGGTTCGACGGGTCAGGAAGGGCGGGCTTCTTCATACGCCGCGCAGGTCCGCCATCGAGGATCCGAGCACCACACCGCGCACCTTCACGTTGCCGGCGATCCGCACCGCCACGGTGTCGCATTTGAACCCGGCCGGCAGCTTGAAGGCCCGCTCGGAGTTCAGCGCCTTCGTGAAGACCCGCTCGTTGCAGGCATAGAGCTGGAACTGCAAGCTCTCGTACTCCAGGCTCGGGGGCATTTCCATCAGCTCCCCGCCGATCTCGATCGCGCCGATCTCCAGCAGGCCATACGCGCCTTCGTACAGGTCGCTGTTGAGCAAAACCTGATTCGCCGCCGCTGCCACTGCCGCCGCCGCAGCAGCCGCCGCCACCTGCTCGGGCGTGTTTTCGAAGTCTGCATCTACCTTGGCCGCCCCAAAGTTCTGCGGCGGCGCGAGCAGCACGTCCTTCGAGAACCAGTCGTACAGCGTCTTCGGGGAGTCCGGGTCGTCCCACCGATAGATGAGCCCATCGTGCGCGAGGTACATCACCCCGTTCGTCGGGTCCGTCCAGAACTCATCGACCGACAAATTCGCCAACAGCAGGTCGCTGAACTCCGCCTTGTTCAGCAGGATCACCTGCTTGGTCACCCCGTCCGCCTTCGTGAAGGCGCCGGCGTACAGGCTGTCCACCGTGGCGGAGATGAAGCTCGAAGGGTTGAGCACCCGCCACTCTTCCTCCGTGTACAGGGAGCGCGTGGCGATGTCTGCGCCGCCCGGCCCGATGATGGCGAGGCCCAGGGTCGTCGGGTACAGCACGCCCCAGTCGGCAGAGGTCATGCCGCGCTTGGACAGGCACGGCCAGGGCTGCTCGATCCCGATGGCGCCCCCGCCCATGGTCTGCGGCTCGACGCCGTTGATCGTGTGCGGCTTGCCCATGGTGCCGATCACGATGGTCGTGCCAAAGCCGCCGATCGCGACGATCTTCGCCGGCACCGACTGCCGGTATCCCACCGGCCACGCATGCGGCAGGAACGGCTCGGAGAGGCACACGTCGTTGTCCACGAAGCCGACCATGATGCCGTTGGACATCAGGTACAGGCCGCGCATGCGGGCCGGCGGCATGGCCCAGTCGGTCGAGGGCAGCAAGGTTGCCGCCGCGATGGCGGTCGCACTGTAGGACGCCGAGTGGGTGGTGGCGCCAATACCCACGTTATCCGCCCACAGCCGGAACTCGGCTACCCCGTTCGCGCCGGTGACGGTCGCGTAGATCCGCTTGAAGGCGCCGGCCCCGTAGTTGTGGGGCGCCACGCGATCGACGGTTCCGACCTGATCGGTGATCGCACCAGGATTCGCCATAGCGATCGTGATCTGCGTCGAGTCGAGCACGGCGGCGATCGTCTGCCGACCGTTGAGCGCGGCCGGCGCGAGCCCGGCCACGATTATTTGTTCGTCCGCGCGCAGGCCGCGAGTGCCATTCAGCGTCAACGTCAGCAGTCCGCCCGCCCAGGATGCCGCGCTTACGGTCAGGCTGTTGGCCGGCGCGTTGTTCATGCCGGACAGGTTCCACGTCGTCGCGTCCGATGGTGCGGTGTGCGTGCCGGCCGGCGATGGCTGAGACTCTTCCCCGCGCGCGGTGACGAAGGTGTAGACGAAGGCGATCGTGATGTTCGAAGCGGATCCGCCGGAGTGCCCCACGGTCGGCGCAGCGCTCGGGGGGAATGCCCCGAGCACGAACTGCTCGGAACCCACACCACCAGGGTACGGCCCCGATCCCACGAAGAGCTGCCCGAAGGTGGACGCGCGCGGCTCGCCGTCGCCTGTCCAGTACACGCGCTGCAGGGTGTCGCCGTTCACCGGCGAGCGCTGCGCATCGACATCGGCTTGCCAGGACAGCCAGCGCTCGGTGCCCGTGGCCGCATCCACCATGCGGAACATGGACAGGATGCCCCCGTTTTCCGGGTTGTGCCGCAGTCCGGGCTCGCGCAGCGCATCGAGCGCTCCGCTGGTCACTCGGCAGTTGGTCGCCTCCTGCGCCTGATTGTCCTTCAGGAATCGCCGGTCGATCCGTGGCGCCATCCCGGAGAAGCCTTGGAATCGCATCGGCATGGGTCAGGCTCCCGGCAGCAGGTCGGTGCGCGCCTTCATCGCGAGGGCTGCGGCCTGGACGCCCACCGCTCGATCGCCCTGCTGCACCATCTCGTTGCGGAAGCTGTCCACCGATGCGGCAGTCGAGCGCGCCTCCTTCGCGTTCTCGATCAGCAGCACCGGCAGGTAGCGCACGGCGCAGTCAGGCATGTCGATCTCGGCACCGGACTGCGGATGCGTGCCGCGCACGTGCGTCCAGAACATGCACCGCGTCTCGATGCACGCGCCCTTGAGCAATGGGCAGACGCGATCCTTGGGCAAGCCGAACATCAGGACTTCACCCCGATGACGGCATCGCGGTACGCGAGGTTGAAGGTCGGCAGGCCGTGCGTGTGGGCCTGGTTCGAACCCTGGGATGCGATGGTCAACGCGACCGTGTGCGAGTGATCCCCGGCGCTGCCCGTGGTGGATCCCCCGCCTTCGGAGATTGCGCCGGGATTGCCATCACCGCCGCTCGGGGGTCCGACAAAGACCGCATGCGTGTGCGCCCCGGTAGTGTTGGTCGAGGCACTAGACCCTGGGTGCGCGTGCGCCGGCATTTCGGCCACGGTCAGTCCATGGCCGGCAGTGAATTTCGACGTACCGAATACAGCAGTGAACGCATCCGTGCCGCCGCCTGCGGTGAAGGCCGGGCCGCTCACGATGCGCAGGCCCAGGTTGCTGGCCGAGTCATCGCGCACCCACCCGGCCGGGCAGACAGCCTGCTGGAACAGCATGCGCGTGTTGGCCGGCGCCATCAGCGCATCGCTGACCGTGATCCCCAGGGCCGCGCGCATCGCAGCCGCGTCCGCGCAAGCGAGCAGCGTGCGGGCCAGTGCGGTGAAGTCGGTGAGCGCAGCAGCGCCGGGCCCGGTGAAGTACGGTAGCCTGTTCGCCGCCGATGCCAGCCCGGCCAGCGCGATGATCTCGGGATCGTTGACGGTGCCGAACACCTCCTGCAGCGCAATCGCGGTCAGGCCGAAGTAGAAGACATCGTTCGCCGTCCACGTCTGCGCGGTGGTGCCGTCCAGCCCGCGTCCATCCGCGCCGATGGTGAAGGTGTCGCTCGTGCGCGCCGTGACGCGGACCACCTCCACCTTGGTCTTGTCGGCGTTCTTGAAGATCCCGTAGAAATACTCACCGCCCGCCAGGGTCGGGAAGCGCGCGCCCTTGGCCGCCTCGACGGTGAACGACAGCCCGCCGGTGCCCGATGGCGGGCTCGCCACCTTGGCCTGTCCGAAGTTGCCCCATTTGATCGGCATGCTGCTGTCCCTTTACATGAACCGGCGCCGGCCGTTGCGTTGCACGAAGTCACCGGCGAAGCCCCGAGCGGCCATCGCGTGCGCGCGGTCGATCTCGGCGTTGAAGCGAATCGTGCAGGCCGCACCGCGCTGCGGGTCGTACCAGGGCCGGCGGCTGATCCCGAGCACCTTCGAGAGCGCGCCCTCCCCGATCGCCTCGTGGAACTTCTCCGCGAAGTCATCGCGCAGGCCGGTGCTCGCGAGCGTGGGCTTGACCGCCACCTTCCACTTCATCGGCTGGTCAGGCCCGACATGCCTGGGCACAAGGCGCAGCGTGTCGATCTCGCCGTCGTGGGTCCAGTGCTTCGGCACCCCGGTCAAGTCGGGCCAGTAGTCGCCGTAGTCCTGGTCGAGCTGCGCCGGGTTGGCGGCGGGCAGCTTCTTGCCGGCGTACCAGACCTGCCGCACCTTCACCAACTCATAGCCGGCCGGCACCGCCAGCGGGTAGGTCGTCTCCGCTGCGGTCGCCGTGTCCGCGCCTTCCATCACCACCGCCTTCGAGCGCTCGCAGAACTCGCGCGCGGCAAGGCGGATGTTCTCTTCCGCGAACTCGACCGTGAGTCCGTTCGCGCGCGGGAGCACATAGTCGTACCAGCCGGACCAGAGCATCGGTCAGCCTCCCATCGCTGACGCGGTGAACAGGCTGAAGAACACGGTCGCCCGGCTCATCAGCTCTTCCTCGCTGTCGCGCGTCTCGGCGCGTGCGGTCACGTAGTCGCTGATCGCCACCACGTAGCTATCGGCCAGCGGCACCGGATCCGCGAGCACCCTGCTCACCAGCGGCGTGCCCAGGCTCCCCAGGAACAGGTCAGCCCGCTGCAAGCGGAGGATCTGCAGCGCCTCGTTGGCGTACATCAGCAGGTCGGCGTCCGAGTACCGATCCTTGTCCGCGTCGTTCAGGGGGATGCGGGCGCGGTCGATCGCATACTGCATGGTGTGCTGCGATACCGGCACGGCACCCTCCTGTCACTTGCGCTTCGGCGGCTTCTGGCTCTCGGACACGGGCTGCGGGTCTTGCACCGGCGCGGTGGCCTGCTCCAGCTCCCTGGTCAGATCCGCCACGGTCACGTTCAGCGTATCGATCGCCGTGTCGCGCAGAAGCAGGGTGCCGGTCAGGTCCGCGATCTTCGCGTCCTGCTCGGCGATCTTCGAGGTCAACAGCTCGACCGACGCCAGCAGCTCCGCCTCGCGCTCGCTCGTGTTCACCTTGGGCGGCATGAACACATCCGGGTGGAGCTTGTAGCCCTCCGGGATCGCAAGGAACCGCTGCACATGGCCTTCGTCCTCGACATCGGCCACGTGCAGCGAGGTGAAGTCGCCCTCGACCTCCGGCCGGAAGCGGTACAGCACCCCATCGAAGGTGACATCCGTACCGGCCTTCCGCCGGATGATGCTGACGATCCGCATGTCAGTGACCGTAGCGCGCGGCGCGATAGGTCAGCGTCAGCGTCACCGTTCCCGCGACCGGGGTGCCGGCTGCGGTGGTGATCCGCGCGCCCACCGTGCGCGGCGTCGGGGTCGGGGTCACCCGCCACATCGCCGGCACGGTCGGCTGCGACACCGCAGCGCCGGCCTGACCGATGGTCGAGCCCGTGAGCCACGCCGCGCCACCGTCCGCCGGAGCGGTCGAGATGTTCTGTCGGTCGGCGGTGAGCATGCCGGCCGACATCACGATCGCGGTCGCGTTGTCGATGTCGGTGGAGTCCAGCACCGCCATCACCGGCACGCAGTCCGACGGCAGCTCGATGAACTCCAGGTTGTCGTTGAGCGCGAGCGAGGCCGGAACCGGCACCCGGCAGCGGACGGTCACGTCCTCGCCACCGGAAGGCTTCGGTACCGGCTGCGCGCCAGTCATGTACACCGATCGGAAGTTGGGCATGTGTGCTACTCCTTCAAATGAGTGGGGTTGTCGATCAGGCCGGGTTCGGGTCGATCGCGTAGGTGTCGAGCGACACGATGCCGAAATCGCGCGACTGCCCCTCGATCGTGAACGCGGTCTTCTTGATCCCGCAGATCGTCCCGGTGGTGATCACCGCCACGTTGCCGTTGTCGCGCGACTCTTCGTTCCAGTCGAAGCGCAGCCCCGTGCCCGGCGAACCGAAGGCGCACACGCCGGCCTGACGGCCCATGAACAGCGCGCGCGCCGCCGGCACCGTCGCACCGCCGTAGTCGTTGAAGCGGACCACAGCCTTGTGCTCGTGCAGGACGCAGTTGTTGTGGTAGCCCAGGCCGCCCTTGAAGATCGGGCTCTTGTTGCCCACGGCGGTCGAGAGCGCCTTCTGGATGTCGAGCCACTGACCGACAGAGGCGTTGGTCCGCAGGCTGTATGCCTGGAACGGGTGCATCACGATGACGTAGGTTTCCTCGCCGTCGATCTTCAGCGGCTCGATCGACGGGATGTTCGAGGTTCCACCGCCCATCGTGGTGGCCTTCGTCTTCGCCCGCTCGATCAGCCCCAGGTCGAACCCGTCGTTCGTGCCGACCGTCGCCTTGCTGGTGGCGTCACCGCCGTACAGCAGGTGCGCGGAATCGGGCACGACCAGCGGGTTGTTCGCGAAGCCGGTGTAGGTCGTCGGGTAGATGAAGTCGTTGTTGATGCCCCGCGCACCGGACAGGTACATGAAGAAGAGTTCGTCGAACACGCGCGCCCACCACTCGCCCTGACGGGTGCGAGCGATCTTGCGCAGGTCGTGGATGGTCCGCTTGCGGGTCATCCGGCCGCCGGTGTTCACGCCGCCGCGCATCTGGTCGATGTAGACCTGATCGGTGTAGAACTTCAGGTCTTCTTCGTTGCCTTCGAGGGTGTTGTCGCCCTCGATCGGCTGCATCTTGAGCTGCATGACCAGATCGTAGGTGATCTGCTCACCCGCATCGCTCTCCAGGTGCGGGAGCATCTGGATCGGGGTCATCGCCTCGACGCCCGTACCCATGAACTTGCGGTTGAAATAGGATTCGCGGCCGACATCGACCGCCAGGAAGGCGCTGTACTTCTTGACCGCTTTCGCGTCGTTCAAGCCTATGATCGTGGCCGGCATGGAAATACTCCTTGAGGGTTACTCTCAAGGCGCACTTCTGCGCGCCACAGGTCGGGTCAAGCGACTGGAACAGCGGGTTGGCGCTTGATGACATTGATCCGTGCACAGCCGTCGCTCACAACCAACATTCTTGCGCGCTGCCCCGATTTATGCTCAAGGGTCAGGACGACCCCATCGCCCACGGCAATGGAGTCGCCCACCTTGACCTCGACGTAGAGTCGCCTCGGGTCCGGCTGTGCGGCGGCGGTCATGCCTGCGCGTACTCGCGCTGCTCGTCCGGGGACATGCGGGCGATTGCCCGCTCCAGATCCATCCCGGACAGGCTGTCGATGTGCGCGAACTTGCCTTCGCCTACGCTGGCATCGTCCCCGCCCGCGTTGGGCAGGTTGGCGAGCGTGGGCGGCACGACCTTGAGATCCGGCTTGCGCTTGCTCACCGCCTCGCGCACCGGGTCGGCCGCTGCTTTCCCTGCGCCTGCTGCCGCCGGCTTGCCCAGGTTGAAGGCGCGCGCCACCCGCCGG